CTACGGATAACATATCCTCAAACCATTCTCGCAAGTGTATCCGATAACAAGACCAATACCTACACCCCCTATAGGTTAGTTGGTAGCAGGCAGGTGGTCTGCTATCTTTATCCATGTCATCATAATGATAGACATAGTTCTCCATATCACTTCTGATAAGTGTGACCGCGATAGCAGAATGTACCATGTACTTCGTCAGCAACGCCATGCTTGCACTCAAACTTCACGCCACGATATGCGGTGTGAGAGATTTGTGCATCATGAAGTGCGTTAGCCTTTTCGATCTGCTTTTTGATGAGAGTTAGGGTGTTCATGAGTTTGTCTCCTGAAATACTAAGGTTAATTAAAACCCGTTCCTTCAGTCGTTTGCGTCCTTGTTATCAAAGCATGATGGACTAGTATGTTCCATCCAATGAAGGGTGATATCTAACTTTTCCATGGGTGTGAAGAGACTACTCTCTTCTAACCCCTGCTTCAACCAATGATAGTCTTCGCACCTAAGAAAAAGCTCAGGTTCGATGTGACTAAAAAAGATTAATGCTAATGATAACATAGGATGAACGCTCCGTTCCGCGACTTACTTGCGTCCTATTCGCTATTCGCAAACAACGAATGGGATGAACGATGGTAGTATCCTACCATCTTTATATATGCTTGTCAAGTGGTAACATTTGATACAATTTAATGTACCACAAGGATGTTGCCAGACAGTGTGGTTCCATCGTTGCCTGGGAGCACCTCGTGACCGAGGAAAGATGGAAACACAATCATGCTTCCTGGTTCCAAATTGGGTCTGTAGTCCAGCGGGAAGGACCTAGAGTGGTCACCCAACTGATTCTGGATCAGGGCAAAGGATGGGTTCATGAACGCCGTTCTAGAGGGCACATCCTCATAGATAATGAAACTCCACTGAGAGTTTGGGTGAATGTGATATCCTTGGTATGATCTGGGATCGTATTTGTTACGCCACATACCAGTGAAATTAATATCTCTGTATGGATCACCTAGATCATCTAAAAATGGTTGAATAACTTTCTTTAGATACTCCCAGGTGCTGTTACGAACTGTCAACCCACTATCAAATGTAGTTAGAACACCACTCTCCCAAGTAGGTTTAAATTCACCACCTATTGTCTTAATTTTATTGAGTTTGATCTTGGTTTCAAATACTGGAATAGCAAAAAGATCTTTCCTCATTTTTTCTTACCCGACCAAAGTTTAGGATTTGCTCTCCCCTCTGATTGTTTCATGCTAATAACATTACGATACTTATCCCAGTAGTAATCAAAGATTTCTACTTTCTTTGAAGATATCGCAATGTCATAGCACACTCCATTGCCATCATCATACTCTACGAGATAAGCAGTGTGAGGTAAAGACCTATCGTTCGCTAACTCTGGATCACAATTTTGATGGATTATATTCAAGAGCGACCTCCCCATTTAATCTGAGGAAATGCCTCCTCCACACACTGCTTGGTGATCTTCCAACGCTTGCCAATCATCTTGTCCTTGGCAAGACAGAGCACCTCTGCTTCTCCCTGGTGTAGACCCTCCAGCATTTGAATGAACATCATCTCACGCTTAGTCTGCTGAAGATTAGATCCACCCTTAAAGAAATGATGTAGTAGTCTAGATTCTTTTTCTAAAAGTGTATGCTCAGTACCTTCTGGTGCGTCATTCTTTTTAAAAGGTGGTTCACCTGGGGGCATCAAGCTAATCACAGACTCATCAAAATTGATGATAAGAATAGATCGCAATGCTTGCGTATTAAATTGTTGCAGCAATGCGATCTTTTCTTTTTTTGTTTTGGCGTTAGATACTTTTTGTAGTACCTCATGCATCATAAGCTTCATCGTCATCATCCTCTACAAATCTCACTGATAATAATTCTTCGTTAATTAATAGACCTTCGTCATCATACATTTCTGGATGCATTGTTTGCACCTCTTCCCTGGTATAGAAATAGTCATGCATGAAATCTTTTACTGTCCACCCTGCGACAATCCCGACACATAAAAACAAAAATGATGTTGTTGCCGAGAAAAATAGGATTGTTGCCGTTTCCATTTGTCCAACTCCTTAGTGGTTACTGTCTGTCCCACCTCAAATCTAAGTTGAAATAAAACTTACGCTTGAGGAGGGAGAATGATCTCTGAAAACCAAACCCACCCATGGGTCTGGGTGATGACTCTTTTGGTCTAGCCCTCCTTAACATGAGCTCTATGCCTCTATTTATGTGGAGATCATCATCGTTTTTTGGCACTAACTAGACCTCGCTTCATCAAAAACTTAGCGGTCTCGACTAGACCACCAACAACTTCGTCATCAATAATAACATATGGAAAGGATCCACATTTAGGATGCTCCTGTTTAAATTTACTGCGGGGCATCTCTGGAGATCCAACCAAATATGATTCGTATTCTAAATCTGCTCGTTTGAATAACTCTTTAACTTGATCACAATAAAAACAACCAGAGGTAGTGTAAGCAACAATTTTCATTTACCAAATCCCTTTTCTTTTTTAACATCTAAGACTGTTACAATACAGTTTTGCCAGTTCCTAGCATTCTGAAACCAATATGAACGCATTACTTCATAATTGTCAAATGTAATCGACTGTCCACCATCATATTGAATACGATATGTGTGTCGATCATATGGTTCATATGATGATTGTTCAAAGTATCTAGGGTCGTTCCGACTAATTAATTCAACC